ATTTTTAGAACCCATATTTTTGTATTTAATTAATTGTTTCAAACACTGTTTTTTAAATTTTTTTACAAAATCTTCTTGAAATAATATACCTATAGGATTAGTTGTATTATCAACATAATTTTCAACCATATGTTCTAAATCTTTCATAGTTGGATTATTATTTACTTTTAATAAAAATGATAAATAATGTATTTCTAATGCCCATGGTGAATAATCTGGTGCATATACGTAAAAAAATTTATCCAACATATCACTCTTTATTTCATCTATTTTTATTGATAATCCAAAATCTAACATTAAAGGTAAATTATTTATATTATTTACCATAATATTGTTACCTTTTAAATCATAATGAACAATTTTCATATCAATTAACATGTGTATTGAATTTAATAAATGATTGTAACTGTCAATTAATAAATTAACAAAGTTAAAATCAGATGACTTATTGGATACTATAAAATCTAAAAAATTTTTACCATCTAAATAAAATATTTTCATATTTAAAAAATTACTGTCTTTGTACTTTTTCATTATTGTACAATTATTTTTATCTTCATCTCTAATTGTAGATATATTTATAGGTGTACTATTTATGACAGGTACAAAATGATTCAAATAATAAGGATGTTCCTTTATTCTTTCCCCTAATTTTATTTCATTTCTACCGCTAAAATTGTCTTTCTGTATTTTTGATACATATTTACGCTTTGATTTTTTAAATATTGAAGGATAAAATACACAACCATATGCTCCTTCAGATATTAATCTTCCTCCAACTTGATTAGACATTTATATATATTTAAATTATATAATTTAATATAAAAAAATAATAATAATATATTTCATAAATGGAAGAAAGTCAAAGATTATTAGAACAAGATATTCAATCAAACCCTTTTAATGGTGTAAACAAAGTAGAAGATAATAAAGTAGAAGATAATAAATCAATACCTAATTGGTCTCAAATTAATAATCATTATGAACAAAGATGGTTACAAGAAAAGGAAAAATTTCAAAATCAATTAAAAGGAAATTTCTTTGATTTAGTCGGAAGATTCGCTAGTGGTAAACAAGAAATTTTTCAATTATGTGCACCAGATAGAAGAGTGAAGCTGTATACAAGAGCATTCCTAGAAATGTTTGAATCAGACTATGCCCCACATGTAGGGGAAGTTGAAAGATTAGCAGGAAAAAAAGTTAGAAAATTATATGTAACTTTACCACATAATTATCATGACTGACTATTTCCTAGAATAGTAAATGGTGTAATAATGTATCCGGTTTTGTTAGAATCTTTAAATATACCAGAACCCAAAAAACTATTTGAATGTTGCCTTATTGTTTAATACTTTGATATATATATAAAATTTATTTTTATAGATTTTTTTAATTTTATTTAGTGCATCCTTTTCAGAATAATTTTCATTTACCATTAAATCATCCTTATAATTATTAATATAATTATTATGTGTTTTATAAAAATTATTATATGCTTGAGACGGCTTTAAACTTTTTTCTTGTTCACTTATATGATTCTTTATCTTTTCTATTAGCTTATTATTTTTTACTGTATACTTCTTCCTTTTCTTTACTTTAACCTTTTTAGTATCCTTTTTTGAAAAATAATATCTACTACTTTTGAAAATTTTATCCTTTATATCACCTTCATAACCCATAGTTCTTAGATTTATATATTCCCTTTCAATAAATTCTTCATTTCTAAGACACCATATTTCTAGCTTAATTTTACAATCACTTAAACTATCATGTTTTACACTTTCTGAAAATGTAATAACCCTATTTTTAAAATCTTTACTGAAATTTAGTCTGTACGCCATTTTAATACATTTTTTCTATTTATTTTTTTTATTTCAATTTTATATGTCATTAGTTGAAATAAACTCAAAAATATTTTTAAATAAATTAGACCAACAATATAAAAAAATTTTAGTTGTAAATTTAATACCTAAAGATAATTTATTTAAATCTTTAATTAAAACTATTAATATACCAAGACCATCTATTTTTGAACCAGTAAAATCAACAAAATGTAATTATGCTATATTAAATCCCAATTCCCAAAATGAACTTTTAGAACTAGATGATATTGGAATATTGTTTAATTATTTAACTGAAAATGGATTTAAATTACATAATACTTTTAATGATACAAATAAACATAATCCAAATTTTATATGTTATGTATCAAAGTAAATAAAAAATAAGTAATATATAAGATGACAGATGTTAATTTTCCAGATATACTTATAAAAAAATTAAAAGTAAAATATTTAAGAAAGTATATTCAAAAACAAATTAATTTTTTGAAAAAAGTACAAAAAACATATATTCAAGTAGGGGGGTCGCCGGAAAATTTAGATTCTTCAAAAAGAGAAGGAGAACAAATTAGAATTATTGGTGTATCATCATTTTTCCAAGATGCACCAAATATAATTAGTAGAACAATTAATATTTATTGGAAAATAGATGTTATAATTAATCAATTAAAAGATGTATCGGAAACTTATGATGAAACTGGTAATATAACATTTATTTTAGAATTAGTGTCCGAATTAACAGCAGCAATAAAAATATTTATTACTCTTTATGGAGCTACAATGAAATTATTTTCTGGTAAATGGAATGAAAAATTATTAAATCAAATTAAGGAATTCGAAAGAAAAATGGATGAGAAAACCCCCGAAAATTCAGAACCAACACAAGAAAATTGGGAAAAATTACACAAATTATTACATGATCTTTCAGATATAGTTAAAAAATCTCATCCAGAAATAAATCAAATGGGTGGAGGTGAACAAGTTGATGTTAGCCCAGAAGCAGCTGCTGAACTAGCTGCTTTAGTAGTTCAAACTCAAAAAGTTCTTAATGAAGTAGGAGACCGGTCTAGAACAGTTACATCTGAAATAGTTCCAAAGGTGTTTCATCAATATGGTAATCCATTTGATAAAATAAATAAAGCTATTACAAATGGTATAGCAGCAGCAACAGATGTTGCGAAGGCTATACCAGCAGTAGGAGCAGTAGTAAGTTCGGTATCTATTTTAGATAAGGTTACAAAGAATGCTGATTTAATTTTATCCATGGTAGAAACAAATTTAGTATTAGTTGAGGAAATATTAAATGATAATTTAGAATATGATGAAAAAGAGCAAAAATGGATTATACCAATTTTAGAACACAGTAGAGTTTGGTTAAAATTAGCACAAAATTCACCAGAAATACAAAGATTATTACAACAAGCCGCAAATAATATAGCAGATGATGTAATAGATGATGCTATTCCACGGTCCGAAGAATATATGAATAGTGATTGGGTTGCTAGAGGAATTGCAAAAGACCTACAAAGAGAAATAAACAAATTAATTGAAAAAAATGTTTTACCAGATGAAAATTGGGAAGAAAAACATAAAGAAATACATAGTGTTACACCAGATACAGCTATGCCAGGTGGTTCTAGAAAAAAAACTAATAAATACAAAAGAAAGCGAACTAAAAATAAAACACTTAAAAAAAGACACTAAATTATATAAATAACTTTCTTATTTATATAATAATGCAAAAATGTACTATTTGTTTTTCAAATAACCCAAACTGTAAAAGTTCATGTAATCATTATTTTTGTAAATCTTGTATTACAAATTGGCTTAATATAAAACATAACTGTCCATTATGTAGATGCTATTTAAATGATTCTCTATTAGAAGATATAAATTGTACAAATAATTATTTATTAAGAAGTAAAACTTACGATAAAAGAAGAATTTATATTATTAACGCTACCAAATTTTATTTGATAAAAATTAAAAGTATTAAATATACAATAGCAGAAAAAGTAAAATTTGTAGATGAACTATTTAAAATAGCTTATGAAAATATATCAGTTATAAAAAAAGAAAAAGAATTAAATAATCTGTTAAAAGAAAGCGTTATTAATCTAAAAAATGACCATATTATTATTGATAACGGATATTTAGATAAAATTAAACTTTGGGATTATAAATTTAAACAAATTATTTCTTCTTCTCTTTCATCATATTCTTAAAATCATTAAATGAAAATTGTTTAGTGGGTTCTACTTTTTTTTCATGTAAAGGAGATTCTGAAATATTACCCCTCCTTATGAACTTATTCTCTTTCCATTCTACTTTTACTTCCTTCTTTTGAGTTTTTTCATTTAATATTGATTTTGGTTTTATAAATACACAGTCATCTTTCTCTTCTTCTATAAAATCATCATCTTCTTTCACTTTCTTTTCCTCTTGTTTTTTTTTATCCCAATCTTCTTTTTGTTTTAAATATTCTTCATAACCATCCACATATAAACTCTTATGATTGAAAAACAAACAATATTTTCTACATACGGTTTTCAATATTTTAAAATCTATAGTTTTTTTATCTGACCAATATTCAAATCCTTCATAGTCAGTGTTATATCTCAATAACACCATACCATCCTCTGGTGGATGTTCTATTATAATATTTTTTATTTTAGGTATATTATTATTTTTATCTAATTCGTCCAAACTATATTTTTCAGTGTATGGTATATAATTTTCATCTTCGCTCGTTTGCATATTTTGCAATAAAATACTAACAGGTATACTAGCTAATATAAAACTACAACCAAATAAAAATAAAAAATAACTAAAATCCATTATGTAGTTATTAGATTCAAAATTCATATATTATATTTTAGATAAAAATTTCTAAGTAGTTTAATTATTAATTTTCCTTAATTTAAATAAATCTTTTATTTCCTTTTTCAGTACTGGTACCTTAATTTTTTGGTAATTGCTATTTTTATTATCTGGATGCAAACACACCAAATGTAAATCCTTCACTTTAACTCCGTATTTATTCTCTAATATTGCCTTATATGTATTTAATTGTAATGTATAATGCCAAAAATTTGAATCTGGTAAATGACTAATACATTCCGTTTTTGAACTTTTCCAACGGTTTTCCTTTTTAATTTCTTTACATCTCTTCCAATCATATATTGATAAACTACCATCTTTATTTTTATATATCATATCTATTGAACCCGCCAATTTTAATTCTTTATCATATATCATCCATTCCGTTCTATATGGTTCCAATTCAGTATGCTGTTTATGAAACCTTAGAAAATATTCATATTCGGTTGAATCATTTTTAATTTCCATTTCATTATAAAAACATTCTATGTCATAATGCATATTTGTACCAGCAGTTGATGCCTTTCTACCATTTTCTTTCCATAATTTTTTTATTTCTTCAGCTGACATTCCATAATATTTACTATTTTTCCAGTTTTTACCATTCATCATGTTTTTTATTATTTTGTCTGCATTAAAATGTTCAAAATGTGAATGGTTCCAAGTTGTTACGCTCGTATAACTTGAATCACCATCAATATGATATATATGTGGTCCTTCATCAAACTTAATATGACTATCCCTCTCATGTGCGTTCTTTTTTGCCAAAAAATCAATGCTCATTTTATTTACTAATATTATTACTAAAATATTTTTTATTACATCAATTTTTTTTATTTGTATATATATACGCACTACTACATTGTAGTACAATAGTTAAAAATAATTTAATTATATTTAGTAATATTATAATGGGGTTTTTAGTAGAATTGTCTTTAGATATAAAAAAAACTGGAAATGTTTCAAATTACAAAAAAATATTAGTTGAAGAAGCATTAAAAAATAAATGTGACGTATATTTTTTTAATTATGAATTTATTGGAAAAAATAGAAAAATATTTAAAAATCATTTTATACTTACATTTATTTTTGAAGAAAATGAAGAATTAATAGCCAACTTTATTCGTTTTGTTAAAAAACATAAAAGGTCTGTTAAAGTTGAATCTATTACATACGAAAATTGTATTTATGAATTAATGTATGCTTCTTCCAAATATTTAAATATGATGGATAAAGATAAAGCAAAAGATTATATTGAAAAAAGAAGAACAAATAATCTTTTTAAACATAATTCTGTTATTATTAAAACATTACGAAAGTAATTAAAAATCCATTATATTGAATTTTGTATCCGATATTTTACGTGTAGCTTTTATATATTTATATATATTCATACCTAATTTTCTTAATATCCAAGTAAAAGGAAATATAAATGCTGCTCTTTCCAACCAGTGCCATTTCAAATATCCCCTAAAAATCCATAATACAATAAAAAAAGATATCCCCCCTATAAGTGCTTCCATTAGTTCGTTATCATTTATTAATAACATTATATATATATACTCATTATTTAAAAAAATAATTTTTCCCAAAATCCCTTATCGTTTTTTTTTACTTTTTTAGATTTTTTGGTTTTATTTTTTTTATTTCCTTTAATTCTTTTTGTTTTTTTTCTCCTTTTTGTTACTCCTTTTGCATTATTTGATTTATTATTACGTCTTTTAAACGCTAAAATACCAGGTAATATACTTTTCCCTTTGTTATTTCTTTTATTGTTTCTTACTTTAAATTTTCTAGTTTTTACCTTTCCATCTTTTTCTACTTGCTCTATCCCCTTTTTACCATCATGTTGTACTACTCTTTTATACTTTTTTATATTTCCATTATTATTTACAATATTTTCCAGTTTTGAAAAACTATACACTTTCATTATATTTTATATTAATAAAAAAATAAATAATTATATTATAATGGAAAAAACTAAATCAAAAACTCCTATTTCAAATTTACCTATACAAACCTTCACTAAAGTTAATCAAAAAATTAGTATTAAAAAACCATTAAAGGTATCAAATTTTATTGATGGTAATTTAGATAAAAACTTTTTAAAATTTTACTTTCAAGAATCTAAAAAATAGTTAATATACTTAATATATGTCATTAAAGAAAAAACTAAAAGGTCGAAATAAAACTTTAAAATTTAATAAAATTGATAATAAATTTAATAAATTAAATTTATTAAATAAAAAATTAATGCCAAGTATAAAACAAAAAATCACACAATTTCTACAACTACTCATAAAGATAAAAAATGAAAAGGGTGAACATTTTAAGTCACGTAATATTGAAAAAAGTTTAGGTATCATTTTAGACCTTGAATTTAAAAATATTACAGATTTAGAGGGTATTAAAGGTATTGGACCTATGACTATTAGAAAATGTAAAGATTTTATTAAAAATGGTACCACAAGAGAATTAGAAGACTATAAAACTAACCCACTTTTCCAATTCCTAAAAATACATGGTGTTGGTATTAAAAAAGCTGAACAATTAGTTCAAGAAGGCATTACTTCTATACCAGAACTAAAAATTAAACAAGAGCTTTTGAATGATGTTCAAAAGAAAGGGTTAGCATATTATGATGATATTAATCTAAGAATTCCAAGAGGAGAAATACAAATTTATGAAAAACATTTACAAAGTATATTTGATAAAGTAAAGAATCAAACTTCTTCGTTCCAAATTGTTGGTTCCTATCGCAGAGGTGCCTTCACCTCCGGAGATATTGATATTATTATTACTGATTCTCAAGATAATACTATTATGCAAAAATTTATTGAAGAACTTGTTTCTCAAAATATTGTTGTTGAAATTCTATCTAGAGGTAATATTAAATGTTTGGCTGTTTCTAAACTTAATAATTGCCCAAATAGACGCATTGATTTTATGTTTACTCCTCAAGAAGAATACCCATTTGCTATCTTGTATTTTACCGGTAGTAAAACTTTTAATACTGTTATGAGAAATAAAGCTCTTAAGTTAGGGTTCTCACTTAATGAACACGGGTTGTATAAAATGATTGATGGTAAAAAAACACATAAAATTTCACAACATTTCCCAGATGAACAAGCCATTTTTGATTTCCTAAAAATAGAATATAGAGCACCAGAAAAAAGAACTGATGTTCGTTCTGTTGTTAACAAGAGAAATAAAACTCTCAAAAAAAGAAAAACACATAAAATCCTTAAAAATCTCAATATGTTTAGACAAAATGGTACTTCCATATTACAAATTTTGTCCGAAAAAAATATAGCCAATCTAGTTAAAGTATGTGATAAACATTATTATAAAGAAAATAAATCTCTCTTGTCTGATGAACAATATGATATTTTAAAAAGTTATGCATTAGATAAATATCCAAATAATGAAGTTATTAATAATGGACATCTTAATATTGAAATTAGTAAAGATAAAATTGATTTGCCCTATTTTATGGGTTCCATGGAAAAAATTAAACCAGATACAAATGCATTGAAATTATGGAGACAAAGTTTTAAAGGTCCATATGTTTTGTCATCAAAATTAGATGGTATTTCGGCACTATATTCTACTGAAAATGGTACAAAAAAACTATTTACTAGAGGTAATGGTACTCAAGGTCTAGATATTAGTTACTTAATTCCTTATTTACAATTGCCTCAAGTAGAAAATATTACTATCAGAGGTGAACTTTTAATATCCAAACAAGTTTTTCAAGATAAATATTCTTCTACTTATAAAAATGTTAGAAATATGATTGGTGGTGTTATGACAACCAAGAAAATAGACAAATCAAAATGGAATGATATTGATTTTGTTGGTTATGAAGTTATTAATCCGGTTTTAAAACCTTCCAAACAAATGCAATGGTTATCCGATAATAATGTTATTACTGTTTCTAATAAAACTGTCAAATATATTACGAATGAAATGTTGTCCGAAATTTTATTAGAAACTAGACAAAATGATCCATATGATATTGATGGTGTTATTGTTGTTCATGATAAAAATTATGAAAGAACTAATCGTAAATGTCCAAAACATGCATTTGCTTTTAAAATGGTTTTATCTGACCAAGTTATGGAATCACAGGTTGTTAATGTTCATTGGCAAATCAGTAAAAATGGATATATTATTCCAAAAGTTGAAATTGTTCCTGTTGAAATTGGTGGTGTTACTATTACAAATGCTACAGCACATAATGCCGCTTTTATTGAAAAAAATAAAATTGGGATTGGAGCCGTTATTCAATTGGTTAGAAGTGGTGATGTTATTCCAAAAATTATATCTGTTATTAAACCTGCTGAACAACCCCTCATGCCAAATATACCATATGTTTGGAACTCTACACATGTTGATATTATATTACAAGATATTCAAGATAATGAAACTGTCCGAATGAAAAAAATACTCTCTTTTATGCAAACACTAGATGTTCCTTCTTTTGGTCCAGGAAATATTAAAAAAGTTTTTAATGCTGGATTCAATACTATTCCAAAGGTTTTGAGTATGACTGTTGAAGATTTTATGACTATCCCAGGATTTAAACAAAAAATGTCCAATAAAATTTCTAACGGTATGAGAGAAAGACTAGAGAAAACATCCCTTGCTGATTTAATGGTTGCTACAAATATTTTCGAAAGAGGATTCGGTAAAAGTAGAGCTAAAATGATTCTTAATAATTATCCAGATATATTAATTAGTAATAAATCTGAAGAAGATAAATTGCGCGATGTTGAATCCTTAGATGGTTTTGCTAGAAAAACTGCAGAAACTTTTGTACCATATATTCCCGATTTTATTGATTTTATTCAAAAAACAAATTTAAACCATAAACTTATTGTTCAAAAACCTAGTGTTTCTTCCAATCATGTTTTGTCACAAAAAAAAATTGTTATGACTGGATTCCGAGATAAACTACTAGAAAAAGCTATTATTGATGTATGTGGAGAAATTGGTAATTCTGTCACTAAAAATACATACATCTTAATTGTTGATTCATTGGATTCTGATTCCGGTAAAGCCGCAAGAGCCAAAAAACTTAATATTAAAATGATGACACCATATGCGTTTCAGAATCAATATTTCCAATAAGTTTCTTATATGGATAACAATGTTTTAATTCATTATTATGACTCTCATCTACATTATTATATAAAGCATTCATTATAAATGTACTATGAGATACGACCGCTATATTTTTTTCAGGTCTTTTTTTTATATAATCATACAAATTTTTAGTTCTTGCATTTAATTCATCCAAAGTTTCTAATCTTTCACTATTCCATAATTTATCTTCATCTGTTTTTAAATTAATAAAATTTACATGTGGAAATTCTTTTCTTAATAAAGATTTGTTTGACCTCTTATTTGCATATTGTAATCCCATTGGAAATTCTCTTGCTTCTTCACATGCTATTATCTGAATATTACGACCTATAAATATATTTGTAGCTGTTTGTAAACAACGCATTAAAGGTGAAACTATTACTAAGTCTATACTATTTTTTTCTTTAAAATTATTTCCCAAATGTATTGCTTGACCTTCCCCAATATTTGTTAATTTTGGGTCTGTTATTTCTTTCATATAATACGCCTTTTCTCCATACTTATACCATGCTATATTATGTTGGGCTTCCCCATGACGAATAAAAAAAAGCCTCTTTGCTAACTTCATTTTTATTAACATTGTGTTATTTTTTTATATTAAAATTCAAAATCATATTTTACTATTTTATTTATATTTTGCTTATTTATTCTATAAATATCATTTTTAATGTTTTTTATTTTTACTCCCAATTTATCTACACATATACTCATTAATCGTTTATTATATATATTATGCTCCCTATCTGTATCTAATTTATCTATACTATTTTCCTCTCTGAACTTTTTTAATATTTTACGTTGTAAATAAAATATTTTACTACGAAATGTTTCATTACTTATTTCCATCCAACTATCAACACCTTTCACATATAATACATACGATTTTTGCTCAAAACAATATAATGGTTTACTTTCTATTTCTCTTAACTCATTGCTTAGTAATTGTATTAATCCTTCTATAATTCCATTTTCATACACTAATTTCATTGTTTTCTTATTTATTTCTATTCCTTCAATAAATCTTTCAAATGTTACACTACTCTTATTTTCATTTAACCATCCTACTACATTTATCCTCTTTTTATCTTTGTATGATAATGTTTCCAATTTTCTTACTCTTTCTAATAAATTATTATTCGTTTTCATTAAATCTTTCATTACTTCAAATAATTCTTCCCCACAATTCAATATATTTGCATTATGTATAATACTACACTTTACATAATGCTTTCTTAAACATTTCACTCTCTCATAATGTTTATTGCAAAATAAACATTTATGCATGATTTAATCATATTTTGTTTCATTATTTTATAAATCAATTTAAATATATTATATATTTATTACATAAAATGACTGAAAATAATATTACTACACCCGTGAAGAGCAATAATCAAAATAATTCTCCGAAGACACCAGTAAAAAAAAAAAAGAAAAAATCTTTTAAAAGGCTTATGAAATCTTTAACAAAAAGTTCTTTTACAGAAGAACAAAGAATTCAAATGAAAAAAGATAGGCTCAATAATTCACTTGTTGATGTTAATTTTAAAAAAGTTGATATTATCTAAAATTCAAGCTTCTTTATGAAATATATATAATCATTTATACGACATGTCACAAAACATGACCCTTCATTCTCATTTAACTTTTTTGATATTGTTGAACTATCCACAAATATATCACTTCTTATCTTTCTTAAACTTTTATAATATTTTATAGTTTTATCTGGATATACTACCATATAGTTTAAAGTTTCCAAATATTTATTATAATCTTCTTCTCTCAACAATTCCATTACTATTAATATATTTTTATTTTTAATTCATTAAAATATATACATTATTTATTAATGGCTCTTCTTAAAATGTTACCTAAATA